AATTATATAAGGTGGATACTTCTTTTCCCACATAATATCATCTGTATCTAACAGATTTTTTTTAGTAAAATTAATAGCATTTAGATAGTCACTTAATTTATATTCAATCATCTAAATCTTGGCCCTATCATAAAATTAGCTAAAGTTCTTCTTTCACCAGAGGTTACTGGCGTTACTCTGTGATGTAAATGTGATTTAAACATAATTACATTACCTGGTTTTTCTAACTCTTTTATTTCTCTCCAACAGGTACTTAAATATTCAAATTTGCCACCCTCATATTTTTTAGTAGATATGTTAATTAGGCAAGTGAGTTTTACATCAAACATATCACTATCTGAAAAGTCAAAATGACTTTCATATTTACTTTGTTTTTTTGATGAATATATGTTAAGATGTAAATAATCTCTGTCATTTATTGGTGTAAGATTATAACCAAATTGTCTTAAGCCCACACTATAAACTTCTTGCATAAGTAAATTTAACTTATCTTTAATTTTATGATACTCTATCTGTACTACTTCAGAAGTTTTTATTACATTTTTAGCAGTTAGTTCTCTAGGTTCTTTTTTGTCATAATTAAGTTCAATAAATTTATTTAACTTGATAATATCATTTTTAGTTAAATAATTTTTAAAATACCAATATTCAATATTTTTACTCATAACAAATAATTAAACTCTTAATTCATTAATACTAAAATCTATACCCTCTAATTCTTCTGGTTTACCTTTTGGATAGTCTGGAAATACTTGAAACTCCTCACCTGTTGTATCACTCTTACAACCAGCAACTAACCAGTCCCATTGAAACTGTCCATCAACAACAAACTCGTTCATAACCTCATAACGACCATCTGGTTTCTTTTTTAGGAGCTCTTGTTTACACTCTTCCATAGAGCGATACCAACCCTCCATTTGAAAAGTCTGTTGTGTTTCTATTGGACTATGACCTATTAAATAGGCTAGTATCAATATTTTAAAATCACCCATTATTTTTTCTTGTTATGTCGGCCCATATACCAATCGCCTGGTTCATAATTCCATCTTTTGCCGTGATGACCTCTAATATCAGCCCACCACATTCTACATTTTACGATTAGTTTACGCCAAAAAGTTCTTCTAGCCATTTTATCCTCACTTAAATTTACAACTCGCCATTATTTCAGTTAGACAAGCGACCATATTTATCTCCTGATCGGCAACAAAAGCGGACTTATATTGATAACCAGCTAAAATTAATATTGCTTGAGGGACAGATTTTGTATCTAAACTAGAATACAAAGAATCATAGATGACTTTAAATAAATGAGAAGGCTCTTTATCTAGGTTTTGAACAACCCATTTTCTCATATCATTAAATCTTTTATCTTTTAATGATTTTGTAAGCTCTTTGATATTCTCATTTGACATACTGAACAAGATACCACTATCAATCTTACCTCTAACAGAATATCTTTGTAGTTCATTTAATATTCTTCTAAAGTCTGGATAGTGTTTTTGTATTAGTTCAGATAAGACTTTCTTTTCAAAATCAATCTTTTCATCTTTTAAAATACCCTCAACTCGTTTCATAAAGGCCATTGCCGTTTTTACTTTTTGACCATTTGTGATCTGAAAGTTAATTACGGTACAACGACTATGTAAAGCTGGTATAATCTTATTTACAAAATTACAAGTAAATATAAATCTACAATTTTTGTAAAATGTTTCTATAAAGTTTCTTAAAGCAGGCTGAACACTATCAGCATTCATATAATCTGCCTCGTCAATTATGACAACTTTATGATTAGATTCTTCAGTAAGAGATACCGTTGAAGCAAAGTTTTTAATTTGATTTCTTAATGTATCAATATGACGGCCTTCGTCTGAACCATTAATTACTATGTAATCACAACCTAGTTCTTCACATAAAGCCTTTGCTACGGTAGTTTTACCAATACCAGCGCTACCAGATAATAGTAGATTAGGTATTTCTTTTTGTTTGATAAAGTTAGTAAATGTATCTTTTAAATCTTGTGTAAGAATACAATCACTAATTTTTTTAGGACGGTATTTTTCAACCCATAAAAAATCGGACATTGTTACCTACCTTAAAATTCAGAGTCAGGTTCTAATGCTATCCAATATTGTATAGGTTTATTTCTATTTACAAAATGACTTATCTTTTGTTTAGAAATAGCAACATCATAATCATCTGAAACCATTTTAAAGTTTTCTGCTTTAAAATAAGCTGTAAATGTTTTACTAGTTTCACCAACTGATATAGAATAGTCGTTAGATGACTTGTTCTTTTTATCTGTAGCAACTAATGTAATTGATTTACCATCACCTTTTACGGCAACATCTGGTAGATTTAATGTCATAACACCTTTTTGAAGTCTAGCAAAGTCATCTTTTTTTAATGTAAAAGTAACTTCTTTATCTGGCATTGTGATGTTTTTAGTAGGCGCCACAATAACAGACTTGTCAGCAAAAAAGTATTTAATTGATTGTTTAGAATTGCTATCAGCGATTTGTACATTTGAACCACCATTAAAGTTAAGAGAAGGTTTTTGAAATAACTCAACTGCTCTTAAAAATTCTGGTAGATCATATATAGCAAACTCGCTATCAAACTTTTCTGATATTTCAGCCTCAGCCAAAATATTTTTCATTGTAGAGATTGTCTGTACTTTGTTTCCAGGTTTAACTAGAATATTCTGGTTAATATCTGAAAAGTTTTTTAATACAGCAACCGTATCACTTGATAGGTTCATAATATATTTTTCACTCCTTTAATAATATAATTTAACATAGTATAGTTTAATTGTCAAGGCTCTTCAACATTGTTTCAGGATCAGATACCTCGTAAGGGTCATCATCACTTGAAAAGTTATTAATACCAGGCTCTTCATTAAACTTCTCAACAACACCGTCATTGATTAGTGCCGAATATCTCCAACTTCTCATACCAAACCCTTGTTTTGGTTTATTAACAAGCATACCCATTGATATGGTAAACATACCATCACCATCAGGTATCATCTTAACATTTTTTATACCTAGGTCTCTAGCCCAAGCATTCATAACAAAAGCGTCATTTACTGAAATACAATAAACATCATCAATGCCTTTGTCTTTAAATTGATTATACATTTCATCATAAGCAGGTAATTGTTGGCCTGAACAAGTTGGTGTAAAAGCGCCAGGTAAACTAAACATTACTATTTTTTTACCAGCAAATAATTCTTTTGATGTAACATCTTTCCACTCACCACCTATAAAAGTACAGCCACCTTTTTCATCTGAATCGCCTACTCTAAATTTAAATGTATGATCTATAATTTCCCATTTATTTTCCATTATATAAACTCCTAATTTTGGAGCGGCTAGTAGGTAACGCTCCTACGTCTGTGAGTTGGTAACCCACCGTAATACTTTTATACGATAGCCGCATTTTGTAATATATCATAATACTATTCCAAAGTCAATGCTGGTTGATAGTTGGTAATTAATATTTCTTTACCTTTACCAGCACCCTTACTTTTACTAGCATTTTGTTTATTAAACTCTTTTTCAATCCAAAAATACTCGTGTTTTGGAAACCAAGTCTCTAGTTCTGGAAAGTCATAATAAGATAATACAAACTTACCTTTTATACCTTTTAGTTTTTCAGCCAGTTCTTTATGTTGGTGTCTTTGAAAATCTTGTACATAGTAATCTTCCATTTTAAAATATGGTGGATCACAATAGAATAAAGTATCATCATTGTCATACATATCAATTATTGTTTCGTATGATTCGTTATGTACCTGTGTTATACCTTTAATATGATACAACCATTTTTTATTAGAAATCTTATCTATAAAGTGTTGATACTTTGATTTATATTTACCTTTTAAATCTACAAATTTTGTTTTTTCGTTTAATGTATCGCCACTAAAACTTTGAGATTGTAAGTAGATATATTTTGTGGCTCTTTGTACATCACCTAACTCAAAGTCGGTATTAAAAGGTATTAAGTCTGATTTAAACTGATTAAATAATTCTTCTTTTTGTGGTTCGTGTGATAATAGTTCTTTTAAAAATTCTCTATCTTTATGTCTAGCACACCAGAATATATTTGCTATGTCTTTATTAAAATCATTATAGACATTTATATGAGCCTGATCTATTTGATGATTGGCTACAAAGTAAACCCAATAAGCACCACCAAATGGCTCAACATAAGTTTTGTGTTTTGGAAAATGTCTGGCAATCCACTTTGCCTGAAACTTTTTACCACCTAGATAACTAAACATTATTTTATTTTATTTAACTTATAACCCTCTTGGTCTTTTTTTTCTGTATTACAATCTAAACAAACAACTCGTGTATTGTTAGTGGTATAGCCATAGTCACTATGTATTCTATCTAAAGATGGCCTACCATAATTTAATCTCTCATAATAAAATCTATTATATTTAAAATGATAATTTAAACTAACACCACATTCCTCACAATCATCAAAACATTTTCTAAGCATTTTAGAAAAATCTAAATTTCGTCTGTGTTTTTTTGGATCTCTTTGACCTGTGGCATTTAATCTACCGCCTGTCATTTTTTCGTGTAACCAAATTTTCTTAGCTACTTCATTTATAAGTTTTTCTTTTGTTTCTTTATCATATTCAGAATAAGCTATTTGTATAATATCATTAAACCAATTAGTATGGTAATATGTTAATACATCAAATTTTAAATAGGGAAAAACTAATTGTTGATTGTTATAATTAATTTTAATTGGTAAACCCTCTGATTCCATACCAGGTAACATTGAGGGTATATCACAGCTTTGTGTCAATATTTCTTTTTTCATAATATAAATTTCATAATATATTAAAAAAGGCGGAAAGTCAAGCCTCCCGCCTTTCTATTAATTAACTATTTAATCTCAATAGTTCTAGCTTTTTTGCTCTCTGGAATTATTCTCTCCAAAGAAACCGTCAAAAGACCATCTTTTAACTCAGCTCCTTTGACCTCTACGTCATCAGCTATTGTAAAAGATTTTGAGAAGTATCTTTTAGCGATACCTTTATGTAAGATTTCGCCATCTTTAGACTCTTCTTTTTTGTCTTCTTTTTTAGATTTAATTGATAATACACCATCTTCCAGGCCTACTTCAACATCATCTTTATTATAACCAGCAAGAGCGATTTGTATATCGTACTTGTTGTTTCCTTGTTTTAC